CTGGTTTAGCCAATTTTGGAATCGTGGATTTGATAGCAACTTTCCTGAGTGGGTGTCGCTACAAGCTGACTATTCGGAAAACACTCGCATGGCTGAGTCGGATGTAGCAGAAGCACGCAAGTCAATGTCGCGTGCTGAATTTGAACAAGAATACTTGGCATCGTTTACAGTGTTTGAGGGTCAGATTTATAGTTTGGCTGAGTCGGATGTTTGCGAACCACCACCAGACTTGCTTGGCGAAGCCATTGCTGGCTGTGACCCTGGATACCGTGATTACACAGCGTTCTGTGTAATTGTTTATGAACAGGTCTCAGACTGTTTTTGGATTGTTGATGAGTATTTAGCCAATGAAGCTACCACTGCACAACATGCCGGTGCATTTGTTGAGTTAATTCAGAAGTGGGGTGTTGAAACACTATTTATTGATAGTGCTGCAGCACAGTTTGCATCAGACCTGGCTTATATTTATGATATTGCCAGCACAAAGGCCAAAAAAGATGTACTACCAGGAATTGCTTATGTGCAAACACTGGTAGCACAAGGCAGACTAAAAGTCTCACCACACTGCACGCACAGCTTGGCTGTGTTTGATCAGTATCGCTGGGATACCAAAGAAGGCCTAACTCGCGAACGTCCCAAGCACGATGATTACTCGCACATGGCTGATGCTATTCGTTATGCACTTTATACATACACGCTGTAATCGGTTTTATACTTAATATTCTATTATACTTGTTTTGGCTGCGTTTGTCAAGTCAAGGGTTTGACCTGCACGCAAAAACTTGGTATTGACTTTTTGTTGCTAAGCATGTATAATACTAGTAATCTCAAGAAGGTCCAGATAAAAAATGGCCAAAAACACAAATAAACGAATCCCTGTAAAGTGGGTTCGTGATCGCGCTAAAGCAGCTTATGACAAAAAAGATGCTTGCTATATCTGCGATACACCCAAAGACTTAGAGCTGCATCACTTGCACTCGATCACAATACTCTTAGAAACGTGGGCTGACCGCAAAGGTTACGATATTTCAACTGACGATGGCATTTTAGCTGTGCGTGATGAATTTATTGAAGAGCACCGAGTGGAGCTATATGACAAGGTTTACACCCTATGTAATCCGCATCACGTAGCACTGCATGCCATTTATGGCAAGGCTCCTCAAAACGGTTCTGAACCCAAACAGCAGCGTTGGATTGAATTACAGCGCGAAAAACACGTTCATGGTGAAACAAACGTAAGCTCTGCTAACCACATCTCGCTTTTCTCAAGATTCATATAGGGAAAACCATGAGTTGGATAAATAACACACAAAACTGGATTCGCACAAAGCTGAATCCTGCACAAAGCCGCATTGCAGAAGCCGAAGGCACGCAAGTAGGCACAGACGCTAAATTAACTTACTTTCAAAGTTTCAAGAAATTGGAGCCAGTTAATCGTAGTGTAAGTATGTTGGTAAATGCTGCTAGCAGCTTAGACTACGATATCAAAGACAAAGTACATGATGGTGTGGTTGCTGGCATTCGTCAAAAGACCTTAAATACGTTACTAAACTTTCGTCCTAATCCTTATCAATCGGCCCAAGACTTTAGAACCGCACTGTTCACTGACTTTGTACTAGAAGGCAATGCATTTGTACACTTTGATGGTGTGTTTATGTATCACTTGCCAGCCGACAAGGTTGAAATCTTAACTGATGAAAAAACCTTTATCAAGGGTTTTCTTTACAACGGTTATGTAACCTTTAAAGAGTCAGAAGTTTTTTACTTCAGAGACCTAAGCTCGGATAGTATCTATCGCGGATCAAGCAGACTGCAAGCAGCAGACAAGTCTGTTAACTTGCTGTACTCAATGCAGCAGTTTCAAGAAAACTTCTTTGACAATGGTGCTGTGTTTGGCTTAGTCTTAACAACCGAAAACACACTATCACAAGTTGCCAAAGAAAAGACGATTCAGTACTGGCTACAAAAGTACAATGTTAAAAATGGCGGCAAGCGTCCAGTTATCTTGGATAGTGGCTTAAAACCACATCAGCTAGCTGAAACAAACTTCAAAGACATGGATTTTGATCAATCAATCAAAACTCATGGCGAAAAAATCATGCAAGCTGTGGGTGTACCACCAATCTTGTTAGCAGGTGGCAACAACGCCAACATTGCGCCCAACCTTCGACTATTCTACCTAGAAACTGTACTGCCAGTTAACCGCAAGTTTATTTCGGCAGTTGAACGTTACTTTGGTTATGATGTTGAAGCAATTACCAGTTCGGTGAGTGCACTGCAGCCTGAACTCAAAGACATTGCGGCTTACCACTCAACACTGGTAAATGCTGGCATTATCAGTGCCAACGAAGCACGAACAGAATTACGTTACGAGGTTAAGCCTGGTAATGACGAATTACGTATTCCAGCAAATATTGCCGGAAGCGCAGCAAACCCTAGCACTGGAGGACGTCCCGCCTCCGCTAAGGAATAACACAAAGGGGTATTATGGTAGATAAAAATAAAGTCCTGTTTTTAAACAGTTCTTTTACTAAGAGTGAGCTACCTACCGCCGACGGAAAAATTGACTCAGTAACCATCGAAGGTTACGCGTCAACAAATGACGTTGACAGACACGGTGATATTGTTCCTGCAGTTGTGTGGGAAAAGGGAATCGAAAATTACTTAAAAAATCCAGTAATTCTTGCTTACCACAATCACACTGAACCTGTTGGTAGAATGACGGATCACAGAGTTGACGAAAAAGGTTTGTTTGTTCAAGCCCGGATTTCCGCTGCTGCTGAAGACGTTTTCAATCTTGTAAAAGACGGCGTGCTAACCGCCTTTAGCATTGGTTTCCGTATCGTTGATGCGGAATATAATTCAGCCTTAGAGCTGTTTGTTGTAAAAGAACTGGAACTGCACGAAATATCTGTTGTGTCTGTGCCAGCTAATCAAAATACACTATTTAGTCTTTCTAAGGCGTTTGACACGGCCGAAGAATTTAAAAGTTTCAAAATGCAATTTGCTAACCCAAGCGACTCAGCTAAAGGGCTAGAAGCCTCCGGCGAAGCAAAAAGCGATAACACAAAGGAATTGGAAATGACTCCAGAACAAGTACAAAAAATGTTGGCCGACGCTGCTACTGCTGCCGCTCAAGAAGCCACAAAATCCCTGCTAGCTGCTCAAGAAAAAGCCGCTGCTGAAAAGGCTGCTAAAGCCGCTGCTGATGCAGAATTCGACGCTAAAGTTAAGGCTGCTGTTGCTCTTGCAACTCCAACCACAACTGGTGCTGAAGCTCTGATGGCAGAAGTTGAAAAGCGTTTTGCTGCTCAAGCAGACGAAACTAAGTCAGTTGTTGCTGGCCTAGAAGCTGCCCTAAAAGAGAAGGCTGCTGAAATCGAAGCTATTCAAAAGTCCAAAATGACTTTTGCTGGCGACAAAGCTGGTATGCAGTACGCAGACAAAGAAAAAGCCATCCTATTAGCCAAGATGACTGGTAAAGCTCTAGAAAGCACAAAATTCGGCCGTGAAATGGTTGAAAAGTACGGTGCTCACGTTCCAAGCGCAACTTGGGAACTAGAAGTATCTACAAACCTAGAATCTGAAGTTCGCCGTCGTTTAGTTGTTGCTCCTAACCTGCGCAACATCACAATGGCTACAAACGTTATGACTATTCCTGTGAACCCAGAAGCTGGTGTTGCAACATGGATGGCTAACACAGCATTCGGTACAACAGGCTCTGCTGGTAGCAATGCTACACACGCATTAAAAGAGATCACTCTAAATGCGTACAAAGTAGCTACAAACGAATATATGGCCTACGAAGAAGAAGAAGATGCACTATTGGCATTGGCTCCTATCGTTCGTGACGCTATGATCCGTCGTGTTGCTCGCGCTGTTGATCGTGCTATGCTACGTGGCGTAGCAAGTGGTTCAGACCCAGTTAAGGGCTTGGTTGAGTATGACGCAGTTAGCGCCGTTAACCTAGATATCTCTGATGCTACTAAGGCTACAGTTGCTACACTACGTGCAATGCGTAAAGACCTAGGTGCATGGGGTCTAGACCCAAGCGAACTAGTTTATATCGTAAGCACAGACGTGTACTACGATTTGCTAGACGACGAAATCTTCCAAACTGTTGACAAAGTTGGCACACAAGCTACTCTGTTAACTGGTCAAGTTGGTAGCATTGCAAACACTCCAGTGCTAGTAAGCGCTGAGTTTGCTGACAAGGCTGCTGGTGCTGCAGGCGCAATCTGCTTTGCTCCAGGCAACTTTATTGCTGGTAACCAACGCGGTTTACGTATTGATACTCAAGACTTGGTTGAAACACAACGCAAAGTCATGGTAGCAAGCCTACGTACCGGTATGACTCAAGTTACAACTAACCTAGGTGCTGGTGTTTCAGCTCTACGTTACGTAGCTTAATTTAATAAACAAGGCTCTTCGGAGTCTTGTTTTATAAGTGTATTATGTACACTTATAAAACAAGAGAGGTATGTTAATGGCAAATCTAATTACTCGTGCGGAATACAAAGCATACGCCAATATCTCCAGCACTAATCAAGACACAGAAATCGATGCAATCATTCCTAAAGTGTCGCAACTGGTAAAAACCTACTGCCGTCGCAGTTTTATTGACTTTGTGGATGAGGCTAAAACCGAAACATTTGAAGGCGGTTACGGTACGCTGCTGCTAAAAGAAACACCAGTTACACAAGTTATTTCCGTTCAAAAAAGCACTGACTATGGTCAAACTTACACAAAGTTGACCAAGTTTACAAATTGGGCACCAAGCGGTGATTACGTAGTAAGTATTGACCCACGTGGTTTTGAGCCATTAGTAAATGGGTATAAAGTTACTTACTTTGCAGGTTACGAAGCAGTACCTGAAGATTTAAAACTAGCTGTTCTAGATTTGGTTACCTACTATCGCAAAAACGATGGGGCTATTCACTCAAGCAAAGCACCTGGCACAAATGCCGTGCAGATTGAGTATATTTCCACTACTAGCCTACCAGCGCACATCAAGCGTGTATTAGACATGTACGTGGCGGATTATGTGTAATGGCAAAGAATGTAACTCTAAAAGATCTAATAGATGACTTAGATCCTCAAATACGTAAACTTTTATATGAAGAAACCCGTACAGAGTTAAATAAACGACCACACGTATTAGATATTAGTTATAAATCTTTACTAGTAAATAAAACCAGTGCCTTTACAGACACAGAGTTCAAAGAATTACATAATAGTTTATTAAAAGTAGTCTCAACTAACGCCAAAAGAGAATATAAGTCTATTGACGATCCCGCTGTAAAGAACAACTTTAGTAGTAAAACACCATACTTGGTGTATATAAATGGTGGAGATAACGTACAGCTGCTAATGGCTAAGTCGTATGATGCAATCGGAAATTTTATGACCGTTGTTTCAAAAGATCCTATAATGGTAGATTCTATTTACGGTCAGCGAGTAAAAAGTAAAAAAGAAATCTTAAATAGAGCCGGAAAATTTACTGGCGACTATAAGATAGATTATGAGCGAGCAGCACAGTTAGGGCACATAGGTACTGAAGAGGATGTGTACTTTACAAATCCCTTAATTGATAAAATAACAGGCTTACTAGATTTTGCCTCACTAAGCTCCAATAGGGTTTTAGAAAACTACGTATCAGAAGCTTTAAATAAAGTATACAGTATACAAGCTAATATTGATTATAACTTTAAAAATAACACGCCAGAAACTCTTGAAAAATTTGAGTCTGTACTTGGTAACATGTACGTTGTTATCACGCTACAAAGCTATGATGTAAACCAAAACTTTTCTAGAGCTGAAGCCCAAATCTTTCGTGAACTTGAAAGAAAAATATCTCAGCTAGCAAGTAAACAACTACTTGAAAAATTTCACTTAATTTCTGGCTCTAATACTTTATTACAAGATATTGAACAAGGTTTAGTTAATATATTGAAGTTTGGTAAAGCTAAACTAACCAAGCATCCTAAGCGACAGTCGGCTACACCAAAAAAGCTAATAAATAAACCGGCTAATTTGCCTGTTAATAGTGGTGCAAGGGTCAAAGTACCAAAACCCGCTAATGTTCCAGAAATAGGTGTACTTAACCTTACAAGGTTACTTGGTATTATTAACGGCCAGCTGCAAGATGCTATAAGTGCCAATATGGGTGACGGCAGTAGCCGTAGTTTACTCAACTATCGCACCGGACGATTGGCTGCCTCAGCCAAGGTTGAGAAATTAAGTGAATCGCGCAATGGAATGATCACCGCCTTTTACTCGTATATGAAAAATCCATATGCAACATTTAGTAGCGGCGGTCGTCAGCAAAGTCCACAAACTCGCGACCCTAAGTTGCTGATATCAAAATCAATTCGTGAAATTGCGCAACAGCAAGTTTCTAACCAGTTAAGGGCAGTTGCCGTATGAGTAAAAGAACTTCAATAGTAAAAGCACTCACAGAAAAATTCAAAGGTATTGACGGTAATAGTCCTTATCAAACTAATTTATTTGGTAATGCATATGCCAAACTAAAGTTCTGGGATGAGGTAGAAGATTTTCCTGCCGTTTATGTAACACCCGGATCAGAAATGCGCGAGTATCATCCCAGCGGATTTACTTGGGGATTTCTAAACATATGTGTAAAACTCTACTGTCGCGGCGAACTGGCACAACAAGAACTAGAGTATTTACTAGAAGACATTGAAACTTGTGTGGACGCTAATCGCGTGCTAGTTTATGACGAAACAAAACGGCACGAAACAACTGAAATACTAGTTCAGTCAATTACCACTGACGAGGGGCTACTAGCACCATATGCGGTCGGTGAAATCAATTTACAGGTTCGCTACGAGCTTGCATAATCATAACCAGTGATCTAGCGCAGATAATTGTCTAGCCAAAGGTCCGGGGTTATTAACTATATAAGGATACCCTATGTCATTTAATTTGATTCGCAATAGCAGAGTGTTTTTCACTACAAACGTGAACACTGCTGGAAGTGTAATTTTAACAGGACTTACAAAATCAAACACATTTGAGCTACAAGTTCAAGATGGGTTTAGTTTTAGTCAGGCCACAACTCAAGAAACTGTTACGTTAAACGAAGCAGGCTCAGCACCTGTACGTGGACAGCGTAGTTTTAACACAACACTAGAACCAGTAGACTGGAGCTTTAGCACGTATATTCGCCCTAAGTTTGAAGAAGCTACTGTGATTAACGCAGCTGCAGATGCTGATGACTATATTGGTTGCGAAGAATCGGTACTATGGAACGCAATTGCAGGTACTGGTGCAATCGGTGCCGCAGGTGCAGGTTGGACAGCTACTGCAGGCTTAACGCCAGTTAGTACTGTGGCTTTTGGTAATTCCAATGCTCACCAACTACAGCGTTTTGGTTTAATTATTGTTTTTGAAACTGCTGCTTATGTTATCAATAACTGTGCAGTTGAATCAGCCACAATCGATTTCGGCTTAGATGCAATTGCAAGTATTGCTTGGGCTGGTCGCGGAACTACAATGAGTCAAGTAGCTGCTACAACAGCTGTAGATGACTTAGTTAATGGTGAAGTAGACTTTACTGGTGGTTTAACTGGTAGTGCTAAAATTCGTGATGTTAACGCCAAGTACATTACCAACAAGCTGTCTACTATGACACTTGCACGTACAACTTTCAATGGTCAAGGAGCTAAAACCTACACTATTGCACTAACTGGTGGTAGCTTAACAATTGCCAACAATCTAACTTACTTAACTCCAGCTAACTTGGGTGTGGTTAATGCTCCAGTAGCACAGTTCACAGGTACTCGTGCTATTAGCGCCACTGTAAATTGCTACTTACGTACTGGTACTAACGAATCTGCTACATTGCTAAGTGACTTGCTAACAATGAGCAGCACAGATGACGAAAATCAGTTTAACTGTACAGTTGACTTAGGTGGTAGCGCTAACTCTAATCGAGTTTCACTACAGATGCCATTTACAATGTTGGGTATTCCAGCTATTAACTCAGAACAAGTTGTCAGCACTACAGTTACCTTAATGCCACAAGCCGGCAGTGCAACAGCATACGACATTGCTAACACCAACGAGCTTTCAATCAAGTACTACGCAGCTGCTTAATTAAGCACTGCATTTTCACAGAGACTGGCCTGATCCCCAGTCTCTCTTTTTCAATTATACTAGAATAACATGACCATTTCACTAAAATCCCTTTTGGTTCCTTCAAAATCTGTTGAAGTAGAGTATCCAGGCATGCCTGGGTTTAAAATTAACCTTGCGTTTTTAAGTCGCGAGACATTACTAAACATTCGCAAAAAGTCAACAAAAACTTCGTTTAAAAATCGCCAGGCAACTGAAGAATTCAATGAAGACTTGTTCCTACAGCTTTACGTAGAAAATGCGGTTAAAGGCTGGAATGGTTTTAAACTAGCTTACTTAGAGCAGCTTGCTCCTGTGGACTTAAGCGGTCAAGACATGAACGCAGAACTAGAGTATACTCCAGAAAACGCATTGTACTTGATGAAAAATTCCAGTAATTTTGACGGTTTTATTAGTGAACAGGTATCAGACCTGGGAAACTTTTCAACGACCAGCTCCAAGCAGTAAATGCACAGCTGGTCAGCTACTTGCAAAACAGCTCATTAAATATGACCAAAGAGTCGTATTTTGAAATGTGTGAGATGTTAGGCTCGGAGCCCGTTGAATCGGAAATACCTGTGGAATTTGATGACTTCCCACTTGAAATGCAACAAGCATTTGCGGTTTACCGTATGCTGCGAGACGAGTGGGATACCATGGGCGGCGCCTATTTAGGCAAGTCCCTTATTGGTATCAAAGACTTATTAGAAGCCACTGAGGTCGAACCTGAAGACCAAAAATTTATAGTCGTATTAGTACGTATGATTGATCAAGTCCGGTCGGATGAAGTCAACAACAAGCTAAAAACACAAAAGCCCGCTAACTAAAAATTGGCGGGCTTTTTTATGTTAAAAATTTTTTGGTTTGACAATCAGGTGCTTAGCTGTTATAATGATCTCTAGTATAACATACTCGAAAAAATTTTCGCCACCAATCCAGCAAGGAGTATAGATGGCCAGTCAAATAAAAATAGACTTAAGTGTACAAGATACCAGTGGTAGCCTTAAAAAGCGCACCAGCGAAACTCAGGCACTTAACAAAGAATTAGCACATGCACAAAAACTAGCAGGTGCTACTAAACCTGCAAGTCAGGCAGTTAAAAGCAGTTTTGGCGGAATACAAGGAGAAGGTACCGCCTACGGACAAGCACGTGGAAGCATGGGTGCTACAGGCGCTAGCGCCCGTGACTTTGCCAACCAAGCACAAGGTCTTGGCGGATTAGTTCGCCTATACGCTACATGGGCTGCTAACGTATTCGCCGTTAGTGCAGCTTTTAGTGCACTAAGTAACGCTGCAAACGTCACAAATATGATTCAGGGTATGAATCAATTAGGCATTTCTAGCGGCATAGCTTTAGGCAGCATGGCCCAAAGATTTGTTGAAGCATCTGATGGTGCAATCAGTTTAAAAGATGCGGTATCTGCAACTGTTAAGGCTGTATCAAGTGGATTGAGCCAGGCTCAGTTTGAGCAACTTGGCAAAGTAGCAAATAATGCCAGTAAGGCTTTGGGTATAGACATGGCCGATGCTGTAAGCCGTCTTACACGTGGTATTACTAAACTTGAACCAGAATTATTAGATGAACTAGGTATTTTTACCAAAGTAGGTACTGCTACCGAAGAATATGCTAAAAGAATAGGCAAAGCTGCAGGCAGCTTAACAGATTTTGAACGTCGCCAAGCATTTGCTAATGCCGTTTTAGCAGAAGGTACCCAAAAATTTGGTAATATCAAGATAGATGCAAATCCTTATGACCAATTAGCAGCATCACTAACAAACCTATCAAATAAAGTATTAGGTTTTGTAAATACAGCTTTAGGCCCTTTAATAGGGCTACTAAGCTCAAGCCCAACTGCATTACTAGCGGTTGTAGGTGGATTAGGTAGTTTGCTACTAAAGCAAGCTATACCAGCAATAGGACAATACAAAAACGCTTTAGCTGCTTCAGCCGATGAGTCAGAGAAAAAATGGCAGCAAAAAAGCGATGCTATTAAAAAGATAGAAAAAGATCAGTTTCAGTACATGATTAATATGTCTGAAGCTGAAGCAGACTCAAAACTGGCTAGTTTTGAAAAAGCTGAACAAAGACTTAAAAGATCAAAATCCAAATCTCAGTCTGGAGTATTTGATGAACGTAGTCAGAGTATACTACAAGGCACCACACTCAGTAAAGAAGATAGAGATTACTTAAAAGGTAAACAAGCAGAAGCCGCTGCCGCCGGTAATAGGCAATTAGCCAGTGCTTACAAAGAAGCTAGAATTGCTTTGGATAAGTGGATTATATCTGAAAAAGAACACGAAAAAATACTTCAACAGATTAGTGTTCAAACAAATAAAAATATTGATAGCGCAAATAAATTTTCGGCAGCTGGATTTGCCCGAGATGAATTAAACAGAGCCAAAGTATCTAAGTCTAGATCTGCGTTAATATCTCAAGCAGCAGAAGATGCTTCCACAGACACAATAGTACAATCTTGGCAGAAACTAAATAAGGGTATCAAAGAAGAAAAACTAACGGGCGCAAGTGGAGCACTTACTAAAATTGGTGGTGCCGCAGCTATTGCTACTACAGTAATTTCTAGAGCTGCTAGCGTATTAATGGGATTTTTTGGGACTATAGGTATAGTAGTAGGCGTACTTTCTACACTATATTCATTTGTATCAACTAATGGTAAAGAAGCAGAAGCCCTAGCTTCTGCTATTGATCAGGCAGATGAAGCAGCTAGAACTGCTAC